TGGAGCAATAGGATTATCTTGTGATGTTAACGGAAATCTCTGCCTAGAACCATCAAAAAGTGCTAATGGACTTGCAAGACCAGTCCATTTTAACTGAACCTGCTCATATGAAATACCTGGACTTAACGCAATGTTAGGTGAAGGTGTTGTTTTCTCGTAATATATTACCTCGTCGCCAATTAATAATGACCCATTCCTCTCTAAAAAAGTATCAACAGACTCTACAATTATCTTATCATCAGTTTCATTGATTGATTCTACAATCTTCGTTGCACCATCTAGAATTCCAACATCTAGTTTATCAATATCTAGATATTGGAGGAAATTATTAACTATATTCTGTCCTAGACCAGTCTTTTCTTGAGATCTATAATAATACTCAATAAATTTATTAAACAGGGGATAATCCTGTTCAATAAAATCAGGAGTTAATGATTTAACTGACTGAGAGACCTTATTCGTATTTGCCATCTAATTTTAGAAACAAGTCGAGCTGTTTGGATCACCTGTATTAGTAATCTGAGTTACCTCAACCAAAGTTGGTGTTTGGTTAAATGTTTGTGGTGTCAAACTATTTAGAGGGATAGTGGTAGGTGGAATAGTTCCAATTGGTGCTACCGTTACTTCAGGATTAACTACATTAATAATAGTACCAGGCGTTGACGCTGGAATTGTCGTATTATTGCCTGGTATAAAGAGTACTGGAAGATTTAAATTCGTAGGTAATTTAGTAGGATCTATAACAGTACCAGCACCTGTTACAGGATCCGATAAATCCATATTTGTCGCATCAGGAACATCATCTCCTGCACCAACAATGTTAATAGGACCAAGACATATTTCTCCAGTATCATAATTGATACTACCAGCAGAATTATTGGTATAAACCTTCTTATTTCCAGTATTATAGAATGTTTTTAATTTACCAAATCCATCATCTTCAAATAATTGATCGATACCTGGTCTATCAGCAGTTCTAAAGTTCGCAGAAAGTATAACTGGTTCTTTAGTACATGCACCATCTGTATTACTAGGAGCACTATTATAAAGAGCACCACCAGTAGAAATACAGTATGTATTTGTCTGATCGACATCTGCTCTAATATATTTTAAAAGGGATGTTTGAACGGAAACGTCACTAACTGCTTTATCCGCTAAAGCGATTGCTTTTTGGAACTGTTGGTTTCTAAATGTAGAGTTGAAATTATTAATTTGTGTTTGAGTAGCCCAATCATTAATAGCATTCTGAATATTCGTTTTAATATCAGAAGTATTGCTAGTTACACCAGTATCATAAAGAACAAAGACTTTAGGATAGATATAAAGTTCATCTGGATCAATAACAACAGGATCTATAGATGCCATTGAATATGCTCTCAATTTAGTCTGTAAGTCCTTTTTAGACTGATCATTTAGAAGAGATCCAGTCTTAGTCTTAACAGCAACGTATACTTTACCGTATATTGGAGGTGTTAAAGAATCTCCACCATAAGCAACAACAGACTCAGCATTAGAATAAAGATTTTTAGTAATAACAGCATAATCCTGTGCTGTTACTGCTCTATACTGAGAAGCATAGAATCTTGGGGCCATGTACTTAATAGATTCTATTGTCTCTGGGTCATCACCCATTTGAGAACGTTGCTTAGTACTAAGAATAATATCAGCGTTAGAAATTGTTATATTATTACTATCTTCCATAGTTCCAATATAACCAAAACCAGTTACTTCATTTGCTTCTTTTCCAGAACAAGTTAAGTACTCAAAATTGATAATCTCACCATCCTTTAATTTTCTACCAATACTATCATCACCAAATCTTACCTGATACCGCATATCCTCGCCTTCAGAGAGGAAATAACTACGTGTATTACCAGTTAAGTTGGTAACAGTTTCTACCATGTTATAAAGGTCTGAAGTAGTAGAAGACTCGTTTGCTTTAACTGTAACCCTCAAAGTCTCTATATCAGCATCCTCAGAAGGGATTTTATATTCTTGAGTCTGGAAAGTATTAACAGTGTATGAAAAATTGATTATAGACCCTTCATTTATAGTAACAGCAGCAAATGTTGCTTTACCAGTTACAGTATCAACTTCTACAGTAATATCTTCTAAAATATTCCAAATATAATTACTACCTCTTGCAACAGGACCCCTTTTCAAAGTAACAGAACTAGGATATGCCTGATTTGTTTGAGATGTCTGAACTTCCAGTTTTACACATGCTTTAGAACATGTCGTTGATCTAGGGACATAATTTAATAGTTTAGCAATATTAACAACATTATCCCTAACTGTAGATGAAGGTAAGAATACCTCATTCATTGCCATATTAGACATAAATGCCGAATAATAACTGTTATATGATAAAACATCTACAAGATAAGATAATGTAGATCCATTAAAATCATAATCTGTAAACTCATCTCTTGTTCTCAGATATGATTTTATAGAAGCTTTGATATCTTCAAAGTCTAATGCTGTTAACTTATTCGGTTGCATTTAACTAGGTCTCTGTAATACGAATGATATAGACTCGGTAATAGGCAATCCAACAACCTTATATTTAACGGTTACTGAAACTTTACCTGCAGTATAAAATGGAGTTAATTTGCAACTTATAAGCTGCACTCTAGATTCATATTGGTTAATGGTATTTATGATGTCACCTTGTATTGTATCAAGTGTAAAGGGATCTAACTGTTCAAAGAGTCTTTGATATACTCCACTACCAACATTACTCTGAAATAATTTTTCCCCTGGTCTGGTTAAAACTAGATTTTTGATAGATTGTTTGATTGAATTTGCATTTGTTACCTTTGAACAATCATCAGTAAACCTATTCTTAGCAAATGTGATATTTACATCAGCAAAATGCCTAGATTTATTTTTAGTTAATTCAGCTCCTGTTATTGGTTTTAATGCCACTATTCACCTTCCTTGTTTTTAAGATATTGATCACTTCTTGGGTCTGTAATTAAATATTTACAGTGTTCCCAACCATTCTTACGGAATTCTTCAGACATATCAACAGGTCTATTTGCTACACCTTTTCCATACGTTTTATCATAAGCTGCCTCCATTTCCTCTGCAGTAGGTCCTACAGAGCTGCCTCTTGGTACAATACTTTTGAATATAATGGGATCACTCATCAATAAAGACGGTATACGTCTTTATTATTTATCTATCAAAGAGAATAGTTTTTACATCTTGGTCTATTTGCTTCCTTTTTTCTATATCTTGCCTCTCTTTCTGAGCAGAATAATCTGCCATAGATTTAGAATCCAGAAAATGTGTCATACACCATCTACCCATATTTTGACCTGCATATTTTGGATCCAATCTAACTTCTATAACCTGATGTTTAATAAATGATGGGAAAAATAGCATTCTATTGTTAACAACTTCAATGTCAATCTTGTAATCTGGGAATATAAACTGACCTCCTTCAAATCTTTTAGGCTCTTTGTAGAACCAATATAGACCAGTAACCATCGATGCATCTGTATGTGCTCTATAATAGTTGTTACCTTCATAATATGATAATAATGAAGAATCATAGTCGCAAGTTTTAATAAAATTCTTAAAAAACCAGTTTTCTGACTGTTCTAGGACGCTTTTTGTAAAAACTTTGCGATTTATGCGTAAAATATTGCATTTTTTTCGTTTTTTGGCGAAAAATTCGTCTAAATGGATGCATTTATTGTTTTTTAGGAAGCCATCCTCATCAAAAGCACTATAAGAGTCAGCTGGATCCAAGAAAATGTCCTCTTTATACAAATTATCAACCTCATTCCACAATATTTCCAGCTCTTCTTCATCAAAGTAATCATCAACTATAATAAATGGGAACCCATGATCGAATGATTGTATGTTCATAATTAATAATTACTCTCGTTTCTATCAAAAACTATATTAAATGATAGACTCATTCTATCATGATTTGTCTGATTTGTCGTTATACCATGCATCAACCAACCAGGAAATAAAGCAAGCATACCTTCACTAGGAACTATTTGTTCTCTTTCGCACAAAGCTTTATAACAAAATGATGAAGTCATAGCAGGAGTAGGATTTTCAAAGTATATGTTACCATCAGATCCATCAGTTTTATAATAGTATACTCCAGACACATCACTAGTACCATGATGATGGCAATGTCCATAGTTTCCTTTTTTAAATAAGGAAATCCATGAACTTCCAATATACCCATTTGTATGAGGAAATTGAATACCTTTCATATAATCATCTAAATGATGCACAATTTGATCTTTCAAAAAGTTTAGATCATTTTTAATAATGAAATTATCCTTAAAAGATGGATCTGAAAGGAAATGTGTTGCACCCCAATCTCCTTTCATTCCAAATTCAACCTCTTTTATAGCTTCAGTAATTTCATTCTGTATTTCATCAAAATTATCCAACTTCTCCACCCAGTATATTGGAGTTGGATACAAATTAGCTAGATTACCTTTCATTTTCCAGTAATAGTTCCCCAGAGTACTTTAAGTAGTCCTTTTTTAGCATCTCCCTGAAGTTCATCAAAAATATACATGTTAAGTCTAAATGCATAGTTTGCTTCAGTAATCAATGTATTAACCTGATGCTCATTAACTTCCAACCCATCTAGAACTGCTCTGTAATCGGTTTTAAACGCCTTTGCATCATCTATCATAGGAAAGTCGTAAAAGTGTAATCCCTCTCCTTCAGGGGGATTTA